TTAGATTATTTTTAAATATTTTTATCAATTTTTTTAATTATTACGTTTTCTTCTTTTAGATTTTCTTCTTTTAGATTTTCTTCTTTTAGATTTTCTTCTTTTAGATTTTCTTCTTTTAGATTTTCTTCTTTTAGATTTTCTTATTTTTCGACCAGATCCAGTTTCATCAGTTTCATCAGTTTCATCAGTTTCATCAGTTTCACCAGTATTACTAGATCCAGATTCATCAGATTCATGATGACCAGTTTCATCAACACTATTATTAAGTAGTAAAATATTATGATCAGTTTCTTTAATTATTAATTCAATATCGTTTATTATTGTATCTATTACATTTTCTTCTTCATGAAGTATACTATCCTTATGATTTATTTTTTCTTCTATTCTATTTATTTTTTCTTCTATTTTATCTATTTTATTTATTTTTTCTTCTATTTTTTCTATTTTTATTTTGTTTTCTCTGTTTTCTTTATAATTTTCTATTTGCTTTTCAAATTCAATTAATTTATCTTTAATTTTTTGTTTTTTATTCTCGTTAGTAAAATCTTCTAATTTTTGTTTATATTTATAATCTTTATCAGATTTTTTTTCTGGTTTATATATAAATAAATCGAAATACGCATATAAAATAACAAGCTTATGAATTAATTCTTCTTTTTTATTCTCTTTTTCTTTTTCTTTTTCTTTTTCTTTTTTTTTTTCCGACATTTTTACTATATATAAAAAAAATATTATATTTCTATAATTTTATTTATTTGAGTTAATTCATTTATTACCTCTTTTTGTGTTTTGTTAAAATCACTACATAATTCTTTTGCAAGATTATTTATTACATATAAACCCATAATTATTTCATTAAATTCTTTTGTGTAAGTAAATTTATATTTTTTAAATATTTTACCTATTTGCAATAAAAAATTAACATCTAAATCGTTTGATTCAAACTTTTCAAAACATTTTATACAATTATTTTTAAATATTTCTTTTTCATTATTATTTAATAAATCATAACTTTCTTTTTCATTTATTATACCTTTTAAAATTGACTTAACATCGCGATAATTTTTATTTAATATTACTTCAACAAAAAAAGTATAATAAATATTTTGATTTTCTTTTGATGGAAAAGTACATATTCCAAAATCTATTAATCCTAACTGATATTTAGGATTTAATAAACTATCTTCATTTTTATAAAAAAACAAATTACCAGAATGCAAATCATTATGAATAGCATTATTATATAATAAACTAATTAATCCGAATTTTACATATAATTTACCAAATTCATCCTTTATAGATTGATCCATAACTTTAACTTCATTTATTGTTAATCCTTTTATATTTTCCATAACAATTATATTATTACATTCATTAGTAATAGATTTAACTACTTTAGGAAATCTGTAAGCAATTAAATTCTTATTTTTTGAAGTAAATAATTCTATATTATTGGCTTCTTTAATAAAATCAACTTGATTGCAAAAACTTTCTTTATTATCTAATATAAGTTTATGTAAATTTAAATTATTTAAAAAGGGAATAAATTGTAAAATATAACTAGCTATTAGTAGTTCATCTAGTGCATTATTTATTTTATTAGATATATCTTTTTTCAATATTTTAATTATTACTTTTGAATCATTTTCTTTTTTATTTATTCCACTAAAAGCTAAACCAACAATACCAGCATTAATTGGCTCATTATTTTCTAATGTTATACCATACTTTTCTTCTAAATTATTTAAAAATTCATATTCTATTTCATCATTATGATATGGAACATTATCTGTATATTTTAATAAATATGTTTTTTCATTTTCATTTAATATATTATTATCTAAGCATAATGATTGAAATATTTTAACATATATAATATTTAATTCTTGTAATCTATTTGTAATATTTTCTAATAAATTTAATTGCTCTAATGGGGGTAATTTGTAAACTTTGTTTATATAATTTTTTGAATAAAATAATGTTAGTTCTTTAGTTACAATATAAAGTAAATAACTTAACCTTAAAAACGAATAAAAAGTATTTATGAATTTTAAGTTAAATTTATAACATTTATTAAATTCTTCTTTATATTCGTTTCCTAATAATAAAAATGCTTTTGTTTTGGTTTTCATTATAAACATTATTATTTATACTTTAAAATATTTATATTTTAAAGTATAAATATTTTAAAGTATAAATATTTTAAAGTATAAATATTTTAAAGTATAAATATTTTAAAATCAAACATTTAAATTATCTATAAATTGTTTTAAATTATAAAATATTTTTTTAAACATCAAACCTATTATATTTTGCATATATATTGGTAAATCATCTTCTAATGTTGCAATAAAATCTATAGAAAAATTTATATCTACTATAGATGTTAATGGTTGATTATTATTTAATCTTAACAATTCTTGAGGTTCTAAATTATATAAATTAATTAATGTTTTACCATAATTAAAAATAATTGGTTCGTATTTATTAGTGTCTAGTTCTATTTGTTTTAAATATTTATTTAATAGTTCTTTTGATGGGTCTATTAATGTAATATCTTTATTATAAAAATGCATTGTATTAGAAAAAAAGTTAATAGTTCGTGATGTTCTAAACATCATATATTTTGGTTTAATACCTACTTCTTTTCCAAATGATTTTAATAATATACATACATCTGTATCATTTTCATTTAAAATATTTAAAATATAAATTTTTTCAACTAAATCGGGTGTAACTTGTTCAATTAATTCATAAATAGACGGGCTTAGCAGCACTTTAATATTTACTTTTGAAGGATCTAACTTTTTAAAATCAAAATTTAAATTGTATGCTTTTTCCAATGTATCTGTTATAAAAAATTCATTTAAAATCATATTACCTTTATTACAAACAAGTTTTGGTTCAAATTGATTTTCTTGTTCGTAACTCATAATTAATTATGTTATGCTAATAATATATAATATTAATTATTTATTATTTATTATTTATTATTATTATTTTTAATATTAATTATTTATTGTATAATTTATTATTATTATTTTTAATATTAATTATTTATTGTATAATTTATTCTATTTTTTATAGATTCAAAATAACATAATAAACCCATAAAAGTTAAAATAATAGAAATTACTATTATATTGAATTCTGTTTTTGTTAATTGTAATGATTTATTGTAAACCTTAAAACTATCAATAATATAAACATTAATCAAAAAATAAATTATAAATATTATAAATGCTTTAATATAGACATATTCGGTTTTAATGGAATCTCTTATATAATCTTTTACATAATACAATGCTACAAATATAAACAATAAATGTCCAATTAAAAAATAAAACCACATAATTATTATAGAAATGATTTTTTCACTAAGAGTTGTATATTTTTTAAATAAATTAAATATATAATTATGATATTTTTTATTAAATTCTATAGAAGTTATTATATTATATTTTTTAATCAATAATATACTAGCATTTAAATATATTGAAATAAAACTACCATAAATAAAATATATTAAAATATCATGATACTTATAATAATTACAATATAATAATACTAAAGCAGTTATAATAAAAATTTGAATACATATTATTTTATAATAAGGTTTTAAAAGTTTAACTATTTTTTTCTTATTATCTTCTTTTTCTTCTTGTTTTTCTTGTTTTTCTTGTTTTTCTTGTTTTTCTTGTTTTTCTTGTTTTTCTTGTTTTTCTTGTTTTTCTTGTTTTTCTTGTTTTTCTTGTTTTTCTTGTTTTTCTTGTTTTTCTTGTTTTTCTTGTTTTTCTTCTGATTTTTCTTCTGGTTTTTTTTTCATAATTTTATTTTAGATAATAAATTATTTTTTTTGTTAAAAATAAACCTAATAAATAATCGATAAATTCATTTACACTATATTCTTTTTTAAAATATGGTAATTTTAATATTTTAAATTCTAAAAGATTGGCATATGATTTTTCTCCTCGTAATTTAATTAAATCAGTATAATTATTAAATAATTCTAATACATATGATTTAAAATATAAACTATAATATTTAAAAGTTTTTGTTTTATTAATATTTCTATTTAAACTTTCTTTTTCATTTGTATAAAATAAATTATCTTTTGATCTATATTTTTTATAAGTTATAAAATTATGTTCTACAAAATCTAAATGTCCTATTAATTTAAAATTTAATATTTTTTTTATAGCAAAATTAGATATTAAATAAGCTGCCGTGCTTCCACAAGCAGGATGTGTATTATAAGTTTCATTTGTTTCAAAAAATGCATCACTATGTAATTGAATAATTTCCCATCCAGAATCTAATAAACTTATTTCATAAATTGTTTTATTAAGTCTTTCATAAAATTCTGTTTTTAAATATTTTGGAAAAGCATCATCTTCCATAATTAAGAAAAATTGCGGGGTCTTGTCCCCACACGACGATTCATTAACTTCTATTGCATTATTATTATCTGAATTTATATAATTATTAAATATATGTTTACAACACAACATATGACTTAATGAACAACCTATTACAGATTTTGGTGTAAAATTAAAAGCAAAATTTGATATATATTGTTTATATTCTGGTTTCAAATGTTCATCTTTTAAAGCATTTATTCCACTAAAACGCTCCACGTTTAAACCTATACTTTCCAAATAAGGCAACTGCTTAATATAATTTTCTTTATAATCATCTAAATTAATTACAAATGTTTTTAAATTACTATAATCTTCTTTAATAGGATTAGTATAATTTGAATTACTCATTATTTTTAATTTATTATATTTTATATTTTATATTTTATATTTAAATACCTAAATATCTAAACTTACTATATTTTTATCACTTTTTTGCTTACGTTTTGATTTTGGTATTTTTGCACCCGTCAATTCTCTTAAGTCTTCAATGCTAATTGTACTGCCTTGATTTAATTCTCTATTTTCTTCAACATTTATTTGTTTTGTTTTTAATCCACTTAATAAATTATTTATTGAATCTTGTTTTAATGAACCAGAAGATGGACCTCTCATTTCTGGACGAGTAATTCGTGGTTCATCTTCTTGAAAGTTTCCTTCATTAGCATTAACTGACATACCACGCGCACTCATTAAATCTGGTCTATTTGGTAAATTTTGTGTTCGCTGACTACGTTCTGGTAATTTACTTTCAACCGGAGGTGGCGGTGGACCAGTATTTACATTTGGTGGCATATCACGATTAGGCATATTTGGCATACCAAATCCAGGGTTGGCTCCACCTCCAAAACCAGATGTTCTAGATGGACCACCTCCGCCTCCGTTTTCTTGGAAAACATTATTCATAAAACCACTAAAGCCTGGATTAGATTGTCCCATACTATTTACTGCTGCCTGTGTAAATTGTTTCATAAGTTCTGGATTTTGACGCATAATGTCATCCATACCTGGCATAGAAGATTTAAATAATGTATTTGACATATGAACCATTAAAGCTGAACCACCTAATTGAAATAATAATTTTAATTCTGGAGACATTTTTGCTTTTGATTTATATTTTTCATGTAATTCTGCAAAAATTTCATCATATTCATCTATATTTTCATTTATTTGTTCACCCCAACCATCTAATTTTATATCAAAAGGGTCAAATTTATTATTTAAAAATTCTAAACCAGTAATGCAAGCCATCATCATTTTTCCTTGAAATTTAACACTATTAGAACGTTCTTTTTCTGCTAAAATAGTTTCATATTCACCAATCATTTCATCTAAATTAGAATCCATGTTGTAACGCTTACTTAAGGAAACTCCTTTTTTTTCCAAATCTTCTAGCTTTCTTAAATATTTAAATTTTTCTTTTAATTCTTCTTCTTTGCTTAATTGTTTTTTTTCTTGTGTTTTTTCCATATTTAAAGGAATATTATTAAATTTTCCATAACCATCTGATGTTCTATTTTCATTCATATCTGATGTAGATTTTCCTAAATTTGGTTGTCTTTTTGCTGATTCGGTTTCATTTACTGGTTTAATATTTGAACCATCTTCTTTAGCACCAAATAATCCACCAAAAATTGTTTTTTTTGTAGTAGTAGAAGATGTGTCATTTTGTTTAACTTCTCTGGTATTACTATCAGTATTACTATTAGTATCAATATTTATACTATCATTACTTAAATTATTTAATTCATCTTCTAATTTTGTAATATCTTCAATTTCAATATTTGATGAACTCTTTTTTGTATCTCGTGATTTATCGTTCATTAATAGTTCTATACCAGAACCAAAATTTACAGAAGGTTTTGATGGTATAAAATCTTCTATATCTGCTTCGTTTTCAGAATCATTAAAAGATAATTTTATTTCTGGAACATTTATATCTCCAATTTCCACTATAGTAGGATCTATTTCAATGACGTCCATATTATTATTAAATTAAATACAAATTATATTTTTAAGTAGTCCGCAAATGTTAATTATAAATTTATAAATTTATAAAAATTTGTTATAATATTAATTTATTAAAAGTATTCAAATAATATATAGATTGTAAAAAACAATCCGCTAAATCATCTTTTTTTGAATGTTTTATAAAAAAATCTAATTCTGTTGTTTTATTATTTTTTTCTAATAATTCTTTACTATAAATTATAGATAACTTTTTACGCTCTGAATAACTTGTCTTTTCTTTCGTATTTTTATTTTTTATAAACAACTTTAGTTTATTTATTGCTGATATATATTTTATATTGTAATTTCCTTTATCAATAAAAAATTGTGTTATCATTCCTTGTAATGTTTTCATTCTATTTGCTAAAGGACTTATTTGATTTTCTAATATT